AGGTACGATATGCTCTAGATAAATGTTAAGCATACCATTCACCAATTTAACTTTACCAACATGAACATTCTCAGCTAGAGTAAACTGACGCCTAAATGCTCTGTCTGAAATACCCTTATGGATATATTTCTTATCCACACCATCTTTAACAAGATCATCAACAGTTTCTTGTTTACCATCGATAGTAAGAATAGCATTCTGTAGTTCAATGTCAATATCATCGACATTGAAACCAGCAACAGCCATTTCAATTAGATAAGTTTGCTCATCTAACTTACTGATGTTATAAGGCGGGTAATTGGAATGATTTTTATTTAGATTATTAATCTTATCAATTCTATCGAAGAGATTTTCGAAGCCGATAAGGTGCGGGAAAGTGTTCGCATTAAGCGAGAACGAAGTATACATATTGCCTCCTAAAATAGCAAGGTTGTCTTATGTGCCCCACAATGGCAGCACAGTACTAATATAAGCTATCACTGTTATAAAGTCAATAGCTTCTTCCAATTTAATTCTGGATTATTTGTACCGATATATTGAGTACCAGTCTCTAAGTCCACTAGCATATATTTGCTAGGGCATTTTGTTTTAATTGTTAAAGTGAAAGCTTTTTCTAATTCGTGGACAGTGCGTCCATCAACTAATTTCCTCGTTTTTTGATTCTCGTCCATTTACTGCCTAATATCATTTTAGTTTTAAAACGTCTAAACCAAGATACTTCTCTAGGGATTTTGACAACTAACAAGTTATCTCCGACTACATCCCATAACCATACAGTGTTATCTTTAGGTGGTCTTGCTACTGCACCCCAAATGGGATCCCAAAATTGTTCCATAATATCTCATTTCAAAATTAATTTTTAGGACCAGATCGCCCTATGTTATACTTCGTCACAAGTTCCCACTCACTCTTTTCTTTATAAGGCAGTACCTTTATCTGGCTCAAGGGAGTTACTGGCTCTTTGGTCTTATCCGGATTAGCAATCTTAATAAGACCCCATTCAGCCAATAGATTCACAATAGTGTTTCTGCGACCCTCATCGCTATCTGAAAAGTCTGTCGGCTTACCATCAAGGGCGAATAGCTCCTTGAAGTGTACAATGTAATACTTACCCTGTTTATGTAGGATATGGCAAGACTGATAAAGAATCTTAGTTTTTCTAGAAGCGATACCGATTCGTGTTAAAGTCTCTTTGACCTTAAGGAAATCGTCAGATTCTTTTAGCAGAACCTCTATTAATGAATCAATAGATAATTTCATTTCTTCAACCCACCTTTGTTCAATCGTCTTTTTATATCTTTAAGGTTTTCGGGGGATAGCAATGACAAAGCAACTTCAGCCTTTTTCTGGGAATAACCAAAGGCTTCTTTCACCAAATCAACGTCATTATTATCCTCTTTCTTCCACCATTTACTCATACGCTTCTTAGACCGTATAGTATTTATTAAATAATCATACTGTACTTTCTTGTCCAGCTGGTGGTAACGATTGACGAAGTTAGCTGATTCTACTGTATCTGCGAAGTAGGATAACCCCTTATTAACGATCCAAGGAGTGTATTCCTTCTCGACTGTCTCAGGAGTCTCACTTCCTGCGAACAGATCCTTATGGGAATTGATGCTATTGATAAAGTCAAATGGATTGTACTGAGCCTTTACCTTATGATCTTCGACTACTGGCTCTTTAACATCACTCGCTTTAACCATGACCTTGAATACATCGGTCATTTGAACTCACAGTCACTCATGACTTGAGCAATGAACGCTGCTAGGTTGATCTCAGGATTAGCAACAAACGCTGCCTTATACTGATAGTCAGCCAAGTGTAGGATTAGATAGGGGATCGACTCCGGCTTGACAATCTCAGAGATATTATCATACATGTGACGGAATAGAGTAGCACTATCAAGATCAGAGTTTTCACCCAACCACTTACGAGCTGCACTAAAGTTCTTATTCTTTAGAGCTTCAAGAAGAGCCTTATAAGAATCACCAGACAGACCGCCCAAAACACTTTGTCCGATGTTGCCAGTCGCAGAATGTCTTTGTAGTTCATTTAGTACCCTTCTCCAATCAGGAAAATACTTACCAATAACTTCAGCAACAACATCCTTCTCAAAGGGAACATTTTCCTTCTGAAGAATATCCATTACTCGCTTCATGAACTGCATAGCAAGTGATGGCTTATCCTTCTTAGCAATCCTGAACTCAACAACTGAGCAACGAGAATGCAAAGGAGCAATAAGCTTGTTCTTATAGTTACAAGTGAGAATGAAACCACAGTTGCGACTAAACTCTTCCATGAAATTACGCAGAGAAGGTTGAGTGCTTTGTGGATTTAGATAGTCAGCTTCATCTAGGATGACATACTTGCGACCACCCTTAAAGGAAACACTTGATGCGAACTGAGAAATCTCACCACGCAGAGTATCAATGTTACCATTAAGTGATCCATTGATTACAATATAATCGCAATCAAGTTGTTCTAACATAGCACGTGCTACAGTAGTCTTACCTACACCAGCACCACCAGTCAGTAATAGATTAGGAATATTCTTCTGATCAACAAACTGCTGAAACGTTTTCTTTAGTTCATCAGGAAGAATACACTCATCAATAGTCTTTGGGCGGTATTTCTCCACCCACAGATAATCTTCTAACATGATATTACTTCCTGCCTTTGTTAATGTCCCAACAAGTAATGCATTGCTCCCTAATAGAATCGGGGTGCCTTCTTGTAGATTTAGACTTTAAGTAAAAGGCAGCAACAGGTTTTGTAATATCACAGGTGTTGCACTTTTTAGTATTAATTTCAATGTCACCAAATACAGTTCTAACTGTTAGGTTTCTGGGAAGCTTCCTAGAGAGCACAGCAACGCTATCTTGTCTATTCATAATATAACTCCATAATATAAAGGGGTGGGGAGGAGCCTAGTATAACTCCTCCCCTCAATTAAGTCAATTAGTTAAAAGTTGAAGTTGCCTCAGTGGCAATCCAATATGTAATCTTAGCAGAAGTGAACTTGGAGATACCCTTAGACGAAACGGATGCGTCATAGTCAGCGGGGATAAGCTTCAAGTTTTCATTCTTAAAGATTGCATTAAACACACGATCAGTCGTACCAATAGTTGCAACATAAGAGTCAGCTGTTGGGTTCTTGCTATCATATGCCTTTAGCGCGATAGTCATACCATCACCAACCACAGCAATTTCAGGTAGCTGAAGAACATTACCAGCACGTTGAACCTTCTGAAGATCTTCGTTCTTTAGAGTAAAATTAACTTCAGCATCAGGGAATGTTACATCCTTAGAAGGAGGAGTAGCAAACGTCGAGGCATCAGCATAGGTATATACTAGCTTACGCGAGTTATCTAGGATGACTGCTTCCTTGTCATTCAAAGTCACTTCTGGCTTTTCAAACAAAGACATAACACCTAGGAAACGTGGCAGATCATAAATCGCGAAATCCTTATCAAAGCTTTCGTCAACTTCTGCCTTCGCCATAATAGTCTTTTGCGGCGAGATAGTACGAATTGTATTACCACTACGGAAAAGCATGCTAGAATTAATAGACGAAAAATTCTTCAACACATCAAGAGTCACATCACTAAACTTCATTATATTATCTCCTTAAGATTTCTTACCAAGCTGGGACGGATCGGCTGTAGCGGCAGCACCAACAGATGCCAAGTCAGCAAGGGAACCACCGAACACATAAGTTCCAACATGCTGTAATTGAATCCACGGGCATAACCATACCTGTAAACCAATATTTCGTGCCCACTGACAGAACATATAATCTTCTGACAGGTAGCGATTAGAGTATTCATTACCATCTGCATCATGCATGGTATCATCAACATACTTCAACACATCTTCTTGCGAAGCATTAGGATTCTTAGCATAGAACTTCCTAATGTCAGTACGAAGATGCGCATACTTGTTATCAATAAGAGCATCAAACAGACACATGATAAGACGCGAACCATCAAACGCTGCGGTGCGTACATGATCAGGCTTATACACTAGTTCAGGATATTCCTTACCCATCTTCTCTAGTGCTGACTTCTTAATCATCATAAACCCAGTGCCAGACTCTAGGATCTCAGCAGGTTCATCAATCTTAATTTCAGTCTTACCACCAGCAGGATTGAAAACATAATCGCCAACATACTTCTCTAGGTTGTTGACATTGTCATCAGCCATACCCTTATCGACAGC